AAAAAAATGAAAAACAGATTAATTTCAAATGTGAGTGATGAAACTTGGAAAACAATTAAAGTAATTGCAGCGAAAAAAGAATTGAAAGTTTCAGAAGTTTTAGAATTTTTAATTTATGTTTATGAAGAAACGGAAAAACAAAAAGGGAAAAAATAATTATGTTTACAGCAATAGATATAGATTTCATCAAAGAAATAGGAACTGATATAAAATTCGATTCTTTATATGTCAGAATTCTTGGTCGCTACTCTGGAAAGCCTAAAGAATTCTCTTATAATTTTACTATTCATAGGGACGTTTCTCACTCTGATATTTCAGATATAATTGAGATTTTAAATCCTCAAGTTTTTAATGAAATAGAAACTGAAGTAAGCGAAAAAGTTAGTGAATATATATTAGAAACTATCAACGATAAATACGAGGAATAAAAATGTTTATTAAACTAGAAAAAGGGCCTGAGTTAAAAAGAAAAATGAAGCAATGGAGAATTCTCTCTAATACACTAGAGCGAGCTCAAAAAACAAATGATTTTTCAAGAATCGATGAATTATTAAAACTCCAAAGAGAAGATCAAGCGGAATATAATAATTACATGGATTCTTTGCCTCAGAAATTTAATTCTAGTTATACAAAAATTCAATATGTAAAAGATCAAATGAATATAAGAAAATTTTACACTAAATGGCAAAGAGAAGATTTTTATGACTCAAAGGGAAGTATAAGAAGATGCAAACAATTTGAAAAAAGAGAAGGGCTGATTCCTTTCATGGAAATTGAGCAAAAAGAAAAGAAATCAAAAGAAATGGAAAGACTAAACTTATTGGGATCATCGAGATCTTAAAAAACAAAGGGATTTAAAAATGAAAAATCAAAATGAAATTACAGAAATCGAATTAGAAAATGACTCTGAGGTTGTTAAATCAGAGCCGGTTAATGTTCAAGGCGCATTAATAGAATTAGCTGGCCGTAAAGATATTGACACGACAAAATTAAAAGAATTAATTGAGTTACAAGAGCGCATGGAAGCAAAACAAGCCGAAAAAGAATTAAATAATGCTATGGCAAATTTTCAATCAGATTGCCCGAACATTGTTCAAACCAAAAGAGGACATACAAACGAATATGCACCACTGGAGGAAATTGTAAGGGTAATTAAGCCCATTTTATCAAAATACGGCTTATCGTATACATTCAATACAAAACGCGTTGATAACTCTTATTCGGAGCTAGAAACGACTATTAAGCATAGATCTGGAGCGAGCTTTTCAAGTTATTATGAATTCGTTTCACTTGATAGTGGGGGCAAAATGAATGATTCTCAGAGGAAAAAATCAGCTCTAACCTATGCAAGACGCGCAGGACTTGAAGCGGCTCTTGGAATAGCCACTGTAAACGCCGATGATGATGCAAAGACGGCAATTGATAAGCCTATCACTGGAGATCAAATAGAAACAATAAAAGACTTGATGAAATCGACGGATACAACTCAAGAGCAATTTTTTAAATATATGAGAATCGAAAAACTAGAAAATATTTCTGAACTTGATGGAAAAAAAGCAATTACAGCATTAAAGGCAAAAAGATCGGCGTTAATCTCAAAAGATAAGGTTTAATCATGTATAAAATAATAAAATGTGAACAAGGAACGGATCTCTGGTTAAAAACCAGAGCTCCATTAATAACGGCCAGCGAATTCGCAAAAGTTACGACTCCGGCACAATGCAAGAGATCGACTTCTTTAAATACTTTAATTAATAAAAAAGTAGCGGTTAAATTAACTGGAATGGTTGAGGAGACTTTTAAAAGCGAAGCCATGCAATATGGAAATGATACCGAGGACGAAGCTCTTGAGTTTTTAAATTTTACTTATGGCCACAATTTCGAAAAAGTCGGATTTCTTAAAAGCTTAGAAATTCCCTGCGGTGGTTCTCCAGATGCGATTGATTTTGAAAATAAAATAGGCGCTGAAATAAAATGTCCAATAAATAGCACTCAAGTCGAATATTTATTAAATGGTAAAATTCCTAATATTTATTCATCACAAGTTCAAGGCCTGATGATGATAACTGGATTTAATTCATGGATCTTTTTATCTTACTCGGAGCATTTAAAACCGTTTTATATAAAAGTTGATAGAAATGAAAAATACATCGAAGCTTTAAAAAACGATCTTATTTATGCCGGATCAGAAATAAAAAGCAGATATGAACAGTTAAAAGATTAAATATTCCTTATGTATCACGCTTTTTTATCCTTTTCTGATATTTTCGCGTGATACAAATAGGGCTATTTGTAACAAATAAGGTAATTTGTAATGAATGAGATCCAAGACCAACACAAAAAATTTAAAACCCTATTCAAAGGAAAAACAATTTTCAACTTCATAGAAAAGCATGATGAACTTTTCAAGCTTTTAAATGATGTTAGATATTCTTGCGCTTATGATGTCCTGATTGACGATGGTAGCCTTTTCGGAGTAAGTGGCGAGAAGTATGTCGAGCTCTATAGTGACGGCTTTTATTTTAGCTCTCTTGATCTGTACAAGTTTTATTTAATGTTAGCAAAATAAGTAAAAATTACAAAACAAGTATAATTTAGCCCATTTCTGGGCTATTTTTGTTTTTCATACAAATTTAAGGAAATGGGGAAATTATGGCAAGTGGGAAAAAAAACTACTTCAGACATTCGTTTTTTACGCGGAACGATATAAAAATGCTAATGCTAAGAGATCGAGTCGGGATTGGTTATTATCATTTCTATTTTACACTTTTAGAATTATGCGGCGAGGAAAGTAGCGATCAATTGAAGGAAGAATATGTCTTTCACGATTCAACAATTCGCAATTTGTGGGGCGTTAATTTGAAAAAGAGCGAACGAGTAGCGAACGAAATGCACTCAGTTGGTCTGTTACAATTCAAAAAAGGCGAAAAAAACTTTCAGTTCACAATACCTAACTTTGCGAAATATTTAGGAAGATACTCAAGCAAAATAGATTCAAATACGCCTAATAAAAGGAAAGAAAAGGAAAGAAAAGAAAAGGAAAGTAAAGAAAAGGAAATAAAAGAAAAGAAAAAGAAAGAAAGCATTATTCATCAAAAAAATAAATATGAAGCAACGCCAGATAATATAATTATTATTTTCAATGATTCTGTTGAGCGTCATAGTTTTGCATTATCAAAAGCCAATATTTTAAACAAGTCCAGAATATCAGCAATTAATTCTTGCTTAGAGGGATTTCCTCAAATGCGAAAAATGGTTGATTGGAAAAATTACTTTGACGAGGTTCATAAGTCTGATTTCTTAACCGGTAAAAGTAGCGACTGGAGAACAAACTTTGATTGGTTAATAAATAAAGCAAATCTTTTGAAAGTTGTTGAGGGTAATTACAAGAATAATAAAAAAACCGAAAAAAGATCAATCTTTGCAGATCCAATAAGCGAGGTTCATTAAAATGGAAGATCAAAAAAAACAAATTGCGAAATCATTATACAAAATGTCACTTACTTTTAATAAGTCTCAACAGCCATCTGACGAGGCTTTAAAGGTTTATGCTGATGTTCTTATACATTATCCCCACAAGGAAGTTTCTAGGGCTCTTTTTGGCTTAATCAAGGCCGGTTCACCATTTTTCCCATCATGCTCAGAGATCATTGCCGAAATGAATCCAAAAGTAACTCGAGAAGATGCTGATTTATTGGCAGGGCGCGCAATTGAGGCAATTTCTGAGTTCGGATCATATCGAGCCAAAGAAGCTATGAAGAGTATGGGCTCAGAGGCTTGGAAAGCGGTCGAAATGCTCGGTGGGTGGCAGATCCTATGCAATTCCTCACCTTCAGACTTGGGGACGCTCAGAGCTCAATTAAGAGCTAATTGCATGGTATCAATAAATAATGTTGAATTATTAAATAGAGAAGCAAAAAGAATTGAATCAAGAAATAATGAACTAAATAAAATAAATTTTAATGAAATAGTAAAAAAGATTGAAAATAAATAACTGTAAATTTTACAAAAACTATATTAAAAAAAACGAATACAGATTAAAATTATTTACACGATAGATTAGAGTTCTCACTCTTTCAGTTTTGATTCTGGCCGTAGGGTAAGGCTTGAAAGTTTTCTTTCTTGCCTACGGCCTTTATAAATGGAGATTAAGATTATGAAAAAAATAACAAATAAAAAGTTTATAAATATTTCGAGATTATTTCAGAGTTTAAGAGCAAAATCTGATATTAGTCAAATGGAATTAAGCAGAAAACTTGGTTTTAAAAATGGCCAGTTTATTTCTAATATTGAGCGAGCAAAATGCTCGATTCCATATAGTATTATTCCACAGGTCGCTATTGTTTTGAGTACCGAGCAAGAAACAATATTTAAAGCGATCTTGGATGATACGAGATTAAGCCTAGAGGCTGCTTGTGAGGAAAGTGCGGTTAGTGACGCAGATAAACCGGAAAGATCTTTGTTCATGGGATCTAGTAAGGGAATCGCTCCGATCAAGCTAACTTTTAGGGATTTTTTATAGAGTTATACAATAATCAGATAGTTTTTCCAGACTCTATCTGATTATTGTATTTCTTTTTATGTTTCAATTCAGCTAAAAATAATTATCAACAACATTTACAAGGGGAAAAATGGGGAATAGTAGCGTTATTATTTTGCTAGATATAACTAGTAAAAGAATTAAATTTTTAGAGGAAAAGATTGCTAAAATGCAATTTTGCTCAAAGGGCAGTAAATATATAAATATTACTAGATCTGTTTTGGATCAGAATATTTATTTAAACAATCAAGCAATGAATTATCTTAATCCAATTAAAGCCAATAAGGGAGGCGCTGAATTATGCCATTAATTACAGGAAATCTAACTCCATTAGACTTAGTTATTCAAGAGGTCGCTAGTCTTATCACTCTAAAAACATTAAAAGAGTTTAAAAAAAGTCTCACTGAAAAGGAATTAAATAATTTTCCGGATCTCGCTGATTGCTCATTAGGTTGTGTTATAGCTGAGATCAGAGAAACTCTTATCGGATCTAATGTAAGATTAATATCTAAAAAATCAAAAAATCCATGGACTAGCGCAAGGGCTTGGACTTATGGAAAAGATATTTATTTTAACAGTAGAAAAATACACTCAAGAGCAGATATTTTGAGAACAACTATACACGAATTAGTGCATATTGCAGACGCTAGAAGTCCGAAAAGTTTTGGTCATGGATCTAACTTTAATCAAGATCAAAAACAGTTAACAGCTCCAATGCTAGTTTCTACATATTTCGCAGGATTCATTTTAAGAAAGCAAATGGAGGGATAAATTTGAAAAGCTCTAATGATATTTTAATTAATTGTAAAATTTGTTTAAAAGAAAAAGCTCCGGCAAAATCCGGAAAAAAACCGGACGGATCTCACAGATTTAGAAGGGTATGCAAGGCTTGTCATAGCAATAGAGTTAATCACGATCAAAAACAAGCTTTAATAAATAATAAGCCATCAGATTTTATCCAATGTGACTCATGTTGTAAGATCTGGCAAAAAAGACTGACTGCATCTAGGTGCAATTGTACAGATGATAACCTTTTCGATGGTTTGGGGGAAAAGTACAGGTTTATAGATGAAAAGTTTAGGCCTGTACTTAACTCTTTTTAATTTTTAAATAACGCATATACTAGGCGTTGCATTTTTTAACATTTCGTGTGTTTATAATAGTCGGATTTCTAGTGTCCGGCTTAATTAAGGAATAAAATCTATGAAAACACAGCCAAAACCGACTTATAGCGTAGAAACTTCAATTGATGAAAGATCTTTAATTAAGAATGATAATTTTTATTTCTTTTGTGAATTATTTAGTGGAGGTGATAGCATAAAAGAATTCGAATTAGAAATAAAAGCAAGTGGTACTATTCAAGAGGGATCAAGAGGATCAAGAACAGAGCCAGAAGAGCCGGCCCACGTCGAAGATCTTCAAATTGAAATAGAATTAAATGGAGTCAAATTAGACTTTCCAATTGATAATATAAAAGATGAATATATTATTTCTATTGGTGATGAAATAATTGAACAAGCAACAAAAGATTATTACGATCAAAGAGAAGACTACGAATTAAGGCATCAATAACCATAAAAAGTCAAATCCCACCAAAAAAAACAGCGTCAAAATATTGTCATGTTTACAAGTCTTTCTAACTTATGAATAATTAAACAACATTAACAAGCTAAGAATCAAGGAAGGTTCATTTTGCGAGAATTAGGCAATCATATAAAGCCAATTGTGTCTTTTGATCAAAGAGTATTAATAATTTCAGATCTTCACTTTCCATACGCGCATAAAGATTGGTATCCATTTTTAAAAGCTATAAAAGATAATTACAAACCGGAAATAATTTTAAATGTTGGTGATACGGTTGACGGACACGCAATTTCTTTTCATTCAAGTGATTCCTCTTTGCCTAGCGCCGATCAGGAACTTGAAGAGGCAATAGAAGAAATTCAAAGATTAAAAGAGTTATTTCCAAAAATGTATATTTGCGAATCAAATCACGGATCTTTAGCCTATCGTAAAATTAAGGAAGGTGGGATTCCAATAAGACACTTAAAAGATCTCAATGAGCTTTATGATACTCCTCTTTGGGAATGGCATCACGAGCTTTTAGTGGAAACTTTACAGGGTTTTGTATCGGTTGTTCATGGAAAAAGCGGCGGTTATAATAAACTTTCATCAGAACAAGGAAATAGCGCGGTTCAAGGGCATCACCATCAGAAATTTGAAATAACATGGTCGAAGTCAACAATGATGGAAAGATTCAATATGATAGTGGGTTGCTTAATCGATGTTAATTCTATGGCCTTTGCTTATGGCAAAAATTTCGCCAAAAAGCCAATGTTGGGCGTGGGTTGGTTAAATGAAATGGGCGAGCCTTCATTGATTAGAATGATTACAGACAAAAATAATAGATGGATAGGGAAGCTATGAGGGGAAAGTCTGATTTTACTTTTGATGTTTATGGCCAGCAATATAGTGTGGAATTCGTAAGTAAAGTTTTAGATCCAGATGGAAATATTGAAGTTTGCGGCTTATGTGATATGGAATCCTCGAAAATATATGTAAATAACAAGATGAATAAACAGCTAACAGCTTGCACGATATTACATGAATTATTTCACGCTTACTCCAGGCGAGCCGGTTTAGAGAACTCAGAGTTATCAAGTGAATTAGAGGAATTGATCGCGGATCAGTTTGCAAAAGTTTTGACTGAAAATTTCGATTTCAAGTTTTAATATGTACGATAATTTAAACAGACTTTTATACATAAATACAGGATATGAGCCAAGTATCAAAGAGGCTAACGAATCAAATTATTTACAGGCATTAATTAGAGAAACTATAAGATCAATAGAAATGACCTCAGAAAATCAATATGAAATAATGGTAAGAAAACAAGGTTTAGCGAATAATCTTAGAGATAAAATACATATTGTTAGGGATTAACTGAGCATCTATCTGGATCAACAATGCAAATATATTGGCCATACTCTCTCTTTTCGCAATAATTCTTTGCATTGGTATAATCTTCGATAGTTTCGGGAACTATAAGACCACTTGGAATTATTTTTTTAACTCCATTACATGCCATAAAGCCAATATCATCAAGAGTTATACACTCTTTAAAAAAACCTCTATTAAAAATAGATCTCGGAGTCCTAGACTTACAGCTTGTTAATATCAGTAAGAATAATACTAAGGGCAATTCTAGTTTCATCATCTTTTGCATTTTTTATGGCCTTATATAAAGCAATTTGCTTATTTTCTTTTAGGTTGAAATCATCTCTAACTTGTTTGATCTTGTTATCTATCCATAGGGAATAGAAAAAATCAATTGATTCTTTAATTTTTGGAATAGCGGCGGCAATCGTTACAATGCCGCCCATTATAGAAGTGATTCCCATTAAGAAAATAACTTATTTACAATTACTACAGCTTCGGCAGCATTAAGATCTTTAATTTCCTCTCCGATCTCTTTAAATTCTTTAAGCGCAGTTATTACCTTGCTAACTGAGTCATAAAGCTCAGGAATATGAACAGAATCTTCGAATCCTACTTTTCCATCAGCGAAAACTTTTTCCCCTGTCTTAATAACGCCTTTTAATCCATCGATAACTAATTCAAGTTTATCAATATCCATGCTAACCTCCAAAAATGTTAATATTAATATATAGGCAATAATTAGATCAGTAATTTGACGATAATGCAAAAAAGAGGATATTCTTTAATTAAGTAAGAATTTACTAAACGAAGGTTTTAAAAATGAGTGAACAAGAAAAGAATCCAGTTGGGCCGCCAACAAAGTACCATGATAAAATTCCAGAGGACTTGAAAGCGTTCTTTAAGGACATTAAACCGCTATTATTGAATGATGTCGAGGTTGGTTTTATACTTCCAACAATAGAAAAGTTTTGTTGTGAAATCGATATTGTGACCTCAACTTTTTATAAATGGTGTAAAGAAAAGCCGGATTTATCGAGCGCTTTTAGCATGGCTAAGCAATATCAGAAAGATTGGATCATTCAACTTGCCAATAATGGGATCTATAGAGAAGGTTTTGCAAAGTTTACGGCCATCAATTGTACTGATATGAAAGAGAAGATCGAAACAACAAACACCAATACGGAAATCATTTTAAATATTGATAAAGAAGATCAAAATCTTTAAAAAAACTCCTAAACAAATTGAAGCGATTCCCATACTTGCGAATAATAAATATGCTGCTTGCTATGGTGGTTCGAGATCTGGAAAGACTTTTATCATTATTTACGCGATGATAATTAGGGCTTGCAAGGTAAAATCAAGACACGCAATAATAAGATCGACTTTTAGCTCTGTTAAGAGATCTATTTTTATGGACACTTTTCCAAAGGTTTTGGCCATATGCTTTCCAAACCTTCCGGTTAAATGGAATAAAACGGATTACTTTGTTACTTTTCCTAATGGATCAGAAATATGGCTATGTGGTTTAGATGATTCAAGAGTTGAAAAAATATTAGGTATGGAATTCAGCACAGAGTATTTTAACGAAGCCTCAGAGCTTAATTACTCAGCAATCCAGTTAGTATTATCGAGACTAGCTGAAAAGAATAGTCTTAAAAAAAGAGTATGGTTCGATTTCAATCCTCCGGCTAAAAATCATTGGTCATATTGGTTATTTATAAAAGGGCTAGATCCAATAGAGTCAGAGCCTTTAAAAAATCCGCATGAATATGGTCATATCTTAATGAATCCAAAAGATAATATTGATAACATAGACGAGGATTATTTAAACATTCTCGAGGCGATGCCCCAAAAAGATCGTGAAAGATTCCTAGAGGGGCTTTTTTCGGATTCAAGCGACGGATCAGCATATTACGCTTTTAACAGAGAATTACACGTCAGAGAAGAAAGACCACAGGGAGCACAAATATATTTTGGTATGGATTTTAATGTTTCGCCAATGACTTGCGTGATTGGACAATACATAAATGACACTTTTTATATCCACGACGAGGTTTTTTTGCCTAATAGTGACACTTACAAGATGGTAAATAAATTGAAAGAAAAGGGTTATACTGGAGGCGTTGTGATACCAGATAGCACAGGGGCGAACAGAAAAACCTCCGGAAAATCAGATCATCAAATCTTAAAAGAGGCCGGTTTTACAATTCCAAGGGTATTTAATCCTTTTGTTACAGATCGTGTAAATAACGTAAATAGACTTTTGACGGCTAATCGAATTATAATTAATCCTAAGTGTAAGAAACTAATTGGCGATTTAGAAAAGGTAACTTGGAAAAATGAGTCATTGGATCAAAAGGGAGCATCAAAGGACTTAACGCATATTTCAGACGCGCTAGGTTATTTTTGTTGGAAATTGGATAGTATTAGACCAAAGTATACAGAAACGGCAACATTCTCATAAAAAGGGCAAGAAAAATGGATTTATTAGACGATAGCACAATTAGGAATATAATTTCTGATATAAACTCAAGTCAAAACAAGGCTAGAAGAGAAAAAGAAATAAAAGCTTTTGAAGTATATAGTGGAGAGTTGAAAACTCATGTTACTAACAGAATCAAAACAATTTACCCTAAAACTCACGGATCTTTTTCAATAGCAGATTTAAACCTAACAAAGAAATGCGTTGATAAATTATCTAAGGCATATAAACAGCCTCCAATAAGAGATCTTGGAACGGATCAAGAAACCAAAGAGTATTCGGAATTAATGGAGGAAGTCGACGCATCGGAAGCATGGCGAACTTTTGACGTTTATTACAATTTACATAGATATGCGGCAATGTGGTTTAGTTTTGTAGAAATTAATGGAGAACAAGAAATTGTTTTACGCCCATTAGCTCCATTTCAATTTTCAAGAATAACTAACTCTATTGGAGAGACTGAAGTTTTTATCGTTAACTTTCCAAGTAGTAGTTTGTATAGTTCAAATGATACTGATGGAAGAAAATCTTTAATTCAAGATTCACAGCAAGACTCTTCAAGAAAAAGATATGCAATATGGACAGCAGATCAACACGTTGTTGTTAATTGTGAATATGGGAACGGAGGATCTATAACAGTTTCTCACGAAGTTATTGAGGGTAACGAAAATAATGTAAATGATCTAGGTATGATTCCGGCTTGTTTTGCACAGCAAGGGGATAATGCAGCCTTACCAATATCAAACCCTATTACAAATCAAACTATAGAATTTTGTACTCAATATTCATCAATGCTTACTTCGGCAAATGTTCAAAGTTTTGGACACTTGGTTTTATCTCACCCGAGCGATCAAAAAATGCCAAGTGAAATATATAACAGTTTATTTACTTATTCTAAATTGCCACAGGTTGAAGGGGGGATTCCCACAACATTGGATTATTTAAATCCTGCTCCGAATCTTGATGGCCAGCTACAAATATTACAGAACTTTGGACATCAAATAATTACTGAACATCTAGGCGATGGATCTCAAAGCGTTAATGGATCTGATAACTTTACAAGTGGGCTAGATAGAATGATCGCTAACTCTGATATTTCTAATATTATAGAATCTAATGAGCAAGTTTTCGCTAAATGTGAAAATGTTCTTTATAATATAATAAAATCATTTTATGACATTAAAGATCGTCAAAAATTTAGAAGTAAAAACATTACGATTAAATATAGCAAATCAAGACCTATAATTTCAGAGTCCGATATTCTTTCTAATATCGAAAAGAAATTAATGCTCGGATTAATAGAAAAATACGAGGCTCTTATTATGCTAGATCCTAATACTACAGTCGAAAATGCTAAAAAGAAGATCTCAACAATAAAAGAAGAACGGAAAGCAGATTTAACGAGCATTTTTGGAGAGGACGAGGATAATGCCGATAAGTAAGACTAAATTTGTCTACACCTTAGACTTATCAGAGCAAATAAAGACCGTTAAGCCGTCGAAAAGGAAAGCGGTCACTGAGCTTATAGGAATAACTGTAATTGATTCTATGGAGGAATATTTATCTAAAGGTGTTACTCCAGTTTCAAAAGGTGAGTTTAAAAAATCATTATCCAAGAAATATGCAAAAATTACCGGAAAAAGTGTCGCTAACTTATATGAAGATGGAAATCTCATGGGAGATCTTAGAGTTGATAACTTCAAAGATCGAATAGAGGTTAAAATTACTGATAAAAAGCAAAAATTAGTTGGTTATAACCACAATACGGGGGACACTTTGCCAGTTAGGCAATTTTTGCCGAATGATGAAAACGGCGAAACTTTCAAAAGAAGCATCACCAAAAAGATTAAGGATATTATCGAAGATGCCAGTTAAATTAAAAGGAATCAAAAAAGTTAATGTCAATATTAAGTCAATCTTACCAGATGCAAGATCAAACTTTGCAATTGCAATGAAGAAAGAAATTGTTGATCTAATTGTTGAAAAAATTGTTTCGGGCAACTCTCCAGTGAAAGGTAATAATCGCTACAAGAAATATTCTAAAGGATATGCAAAAACAAAGGGTCGATCTGAGCCGGTTGATCTTGTCAAATCCGGCAACATGCTGAATAATTTATATGCGAAGATAACAAACAAGAAAAACATATTAATACTTTTTAGAGGTGGCTTAGCCGCAAAACTTGCAAGTTATCACCAGAATGGACTTGGACGCTTACCAGTAAGGAAGATTTTACCGGCAGGGCGTGAAATTTTTAAGGTTGGAATAATGAAAAGAATAACAGCACTTTTGGATAAGGCCGTTAAAAAGGCAATTAAGTAATTTTACAAATGATGGGAATACGCCCATAATTAAGGAGAATAGATAATGTCTATAGAAAAAGAGCAAGAACTTGCATTAGAGGCGAACGCCGGACAATCTAAAGAAACGGATTATGCTGCTGAAATCGAACGATTAAAAACAGCAAATGAAAGACTTTTGTTTGAGTCACAGAAAAACAAGACGCGTAAAAGCGAATTGGAGACTTTAGAGGCAAAACTCTCTGAAATTGAGAATAAAAAACTCGAAGAAAGTGGAGATTGGCAAAAAAGACTTGGACTAGAACAAGAGAGAACAGCAGAATTAAGCAGTAAACTTCAAAAGCAAAAAGAGAAGATTTTGAAGGGAAATGTTTACAATGCGGTTCAGCGAATTGCAAAAGATGCTTATGACGTTAATGATCTTTTAGCTCAATCAGAATATGTAAAAATGATTGAAGTAGACGAAGAAACATTAGAGCCTGTTACCGCATCAATTGAACAATTTGTTAATTCATTAAAGTCCGAAAAAAAGTACTTCTTTAAGGGTACAAAAGTTGCATCGATGGCGGACTCTAGTCCAGTTATCGATAAACCTTTAACAAAAAAAGTCGAGCACATGAGTGCAGACGAACAAAAAGAAGCTATGAGCAATATGATTGCAAAGGCTTTAAACACAAGAGGTTAATATGGCTGATACATTAATGGGAGTTACAGAAACTCAAGCTTCAGCAATGGCGCAAGTTTCTAACATGGCTCAACTTTACTTACAACAAGCTTCAAAGCTTATCCCTACAGTTAGTAACTATTCTAACTTAGCGGTTAAGGGTTCAAGCTCAATTAAATTACCTAGATCTGGCGGTTTTACTGTTGGCGCTAAAGGTGAAAACGTTGCGGTTGATTCACAAGCAATAACTTATGTTGCTGACACAATCAACTTAAACCAACATAGAGTTGTACAATTTCTTTTAGAAGATATTGCGGACGAGCAAGCAACGATTGCTATTGTTCAAGATTCTTTAATGAAAGCATCAGCGGACATGGCGTTTGATATTGATAAACTAATCAAGGCTCAATTTGATAGTGCATCAGCTTCAAGTCCAGATCATGTAATTCAGTACACTGACGCAGCAGGGGAAATAATTGCTCTTTCAGATATTCTTGCTATGAGAAAACTTTTAGTAGATCAAAATATTGATCCTAGAGAATCTTTTCTAGGTGTTGGATCTTCAAAAGAAAGAGACATGTTAGGAATCGACGGATTCATTTCTAGTGAAAAGTATGGATCAAATCAACCAATTTTAAATGGTGAGATTGGACAAGTTTACGGAATGAAAGTAATTGTTTCAAATGTTTTTGACGCAAATGACTCTTATGCTTGGCACCCTTCAGCGGTTGGTTTCGCTTTTCAACAAGGTGTTAGAACTCAAAGAGAATATGATCTTGCTAACCTTGCGACTAGATACTCACTAGACTATCTTGCAGGATTCAGCGTTTTAGATTCTGGAAAAAGAGTTGTAAAAATCGAAGAAACTCCATAAAAAAGAGTTTAATCTATAATTGGGAAGGGACTAAAAATCCTTCCCTTTTTTTTAAGGGTGCATGATGGTTTTAAGCTATAATTATTTAGAGGCTAAAACAGAAAAATTGCTACAACGCAAGCTTGTCGAGCTACAAGTAAAATCAGGTTACACAGTAAAAATAATTAATATATACGCAAGCGGAAAAAAAGTTATTGCATGGTACTATGCAAATCCAAAGGACGCTTTAAATGTTAAATAAAAAAACACTTCAAGATAAACATTCCCAGAGTTACGTTGACTCTCCAACAAGAGAAAATAAAACGGCTCAGGAAGTTTTAATTTCAAATAAAACAATTGGCCTGTCACCTTTTGGGGAATATGACACGATAGCGGCAACATATCCAACAACATCTAGTGAATTATACACTTACTCTTTTAGTGGGACAGCAATCGGGACAATATTAGTTTCATATACAGACAGCACAAAAGAGGTTTTAAATAGCGTGGTAAAAAATGAGCTTTAAATTCAATCCATTCACGGGTTTATTAGATTATTTTACAGGCGGCGACGGATCTGGAGAAATAAACCAAACAGATGCCGAAATAAAAATCCAGTATGAAAATAACCCAAACACAAATGAATACAGCGACAGCGAAAAAGCTAAATTAGCGAATATAGAAAATAATGCTACAGCAGATTTGACAGGGCCAGAAATAAAAAGTCTTTATGAATCGGAGTCAAATACAAATGCTTATACAGATAGCGAAAAAACAAAACTTGCAGGACTAGATAGTTCTAAATTTTTAGGGGAATACATTTCACTAGCAGCACTTCAGATTGCCTTTCCATCGCCCTCGGTTGGATCTTATGCAAATGTTGATACTGGAATAGGCTCGGACGTTGTTAGGTATATATGGGATAATGATGATTTAGAATATATTCTACAATTAGGAACGAGCACAACATTAACTGATGCTCAAATAAAAACTCAATATGAAAACAATCCGGACACTAATAATTACTCAGATAGCGAAAAGGCTAAACTTTTAGGAATTGAATCTGGAGCGACAGGTGATTTGACTGGCTCTGAAATAAAAGCTTTATACGAGTTAGAGGCTAACGCTTATACAGATGTAAAAAACACTAAATTAGATGGAATAGAAAGTGAGGCTACTCAGGATCAAATTTCCTCGGAAGTTCCTTATGACAATACGGCAAGTGGACTTACGGCCATTGATGTCAAAGCGGCACTAGATGAAATATCATCAGAAGTCGGAATTGGAGGATCGCCACCATGGGCGACTTCAATAGGCGCGCTATCTGATGTCACAATAAGTGGCGCGCTAGCTGACAACGAAATTCTTCAATATCACGCAGCGTCTAGTAAATGGAAAAATGAAGTCTTAGCCACAGGCGGCGCGGTTGATTCTGTAAACGGAAAAACTGGAGTAGTTGTAATAGATCCTGATGATCTTGACGATACGGCAACAACTAATAAATTCACAACAAGCGCAGAAATAAGCAAATTATTAGGGATCGAGACCGGAGCAACAGCGGATCAAGATGCGATAAATGTCCCCTTTGATGACTCTGTAATACTCAATGGTGGTGATAATGTTCAAACAGCAATAGAGGCGCTAGATACCCTAATTGCTACGCGAATAAGTGTTGATGATGCTCAACAAGTAGGAATCGACGCGCACACGGCTGACTTGGCATCGCTTGCCGCAGTCGATACGGATCAGTGGATTGATATTGATGCGAATACTTTGAAATTATCAACCATCGAAAATAATGCTACAGCAGATCAAAACGCAATTGATGTTCCTTTTGACGATTCAGTTATTTTAAATGGTGGCACAAATGTCCAAACGGCAATCGAAGCTCTGGATACTTTAATAGAAACAAGGATAAGCGTCGATGATGCTCAACAGATAGGAATCGATGATTTAGTGGGTGATGTTGCAATCATATCCGCTTCTAATGATGCTCAGTGGATTGATATAGGGGCTAATACTGCGAAACTTTCAGGTATTGAGGTAGGAGCTACAGCAGATCAAACAGATGCCGAAATAACAGATGCAGTCCAACATTTAAATGCTACAGATGATAGGGATATGAAGCCCAACACTTCCACGATTGATACAGAAAACGCAATGAAAGTTTTTTTTGGGAGTGAAGGTGGTATGACAGGGGCAGCGGATAGCAATTACCGCGATGTTATTGTCTTAGATACTTGGGGGGATACAAGCGGCGGCGATGCGAATCTTTTATCTTTTGATAAAGATAGTTTTGAGATTAATCATTATCAAGCTACCTCAACGAACTCAACTTGGGGAACTCCTAAAACTTTGGCTTATACAGATAGCGACATCACAGGAAATGCAAGCTCAGCGACAACTCTGTCCCCCGGAACGGACAGAACAAAACTTGATGGAATTGAAAGTGGAGCGACAGCAGACTTGACAGCATCGGAAATAAAATCATTATATGAATCAAATAGTAATACGGAAGTTTTCGACTCGACAGCAGAATATAAATTATCATTATTGGTCGAACCAAGTGACGAATCTCCTCAGTGGGATCTTTTTAGTGGTTACACTGCCGGACAAACTGTAAGAAAAATAACTGGAAATTATGTTGAATTATATACTTGTATAGCTACCCACACCGCTCAATTCTTTTGGAATGTCACTTTGTGGGTAAAGGCAAATGATGTTTTTGTCATGGATGATATAGGCAACTATTTTGATACTACACCTACCGAGGGACAAGTATTGACTTATACTTTAAGTCAAAGTCAAGGTATATGGACTGCTGCAAATCCTAAAGATGATATTAACCCACCTTTAAGATCTTTATTCGTTACATGGGTTAGTGATGATTTTTATACGGAAGGTGATCTTGTTTTTAGACCGTCTGATGGAGCGACAGTAAGGTGTATTGAAGAAAATTCTGACGTTACTTACGATGCTGCAAAATGGGAAACTATAGATTCAACATCATCGACGGAAATCACTTATGATAATACAATAAGCGGATTAACAGCAACAAATGTCAAAACTGCAATTGACGAGGTAGCGGCTGCCGGTGGTATCTCTGACGGTGGTTACGAGTTAGCTCAAAGAACAAGTGATATTTCTACAAATTTCGTTATAGTCTTTCAAACTAAAGATCTAGTTATTGGCGAGACTTATCAAATATTTTTCAGTATGAGGGCAGTGCAAACAACAACATCAACTGGATCACCTAAAAAAGTTCAATTGACTGTATACAATACAACTCCGAATAATGTTCAATTAATTGCAGGGGCTAGCAACGTGGGATCTTGGGATTATACCTTTACATATTGTCAAACATTCATTGCCACAACTACGACAGGGCCATTCGTAATGACCAGTAACATGACTAATGCAATGATTGATGGTGGTTTTGGTAGAGTTGTCTATTCATGCACTAGGATGCCTTTCACTTTGGTGGCTCAAGATTTATTGTGATAGTATTATATTAATATAACAAGGTGGTTAAATGATAAAAATTAATGAAAAATTAAATGTATTGCATGATAAAAACGGAGTCTTTTCCGATTTAAGCAATGACTTATCAAGCTTTCAAAGGGACGAGGCTCAAATCGAATTCACTTCAAATGAAGATAAAATATATATAGGTTTTTATAAGCCTATTAATGTTTTTTATGTTGAATTTAATAATCCTAATATTAATGCGACAAGTTTAAGCCTTAATTATTTTAATGGTTCAAGCTTTACTGAGGCCACCGGTTTTAATGATGATACAAAAGGATTCACTAGAAGCGGTTTTATTAACTTTGAACGAAATCTTTTAAATGAAGAATCAACTACTGTAAACGGAGTTGAGAAATTTTGGTATGAACTAGACTTTTCAAGTAGTACTTCAATCATGGATATAATCGGTTTAAATATTGTTTTCTCTGACGATCAAGATCTTAAAAGAGAACTTTACGAAGTGGACAAATATCTTCCAATGGGATCTGGTTCGCATATTTTATCCCACGTTTCAGCTAGGGACGAAATTATTCAAACTTTGAACATCATAGGCAAGGAAAAAATAAATGTTGAGACAGGTTGGGGACAAGATATTACGGCCTTCGATTTAATGGAAATTTCAGAGGTAAAGCTTGCAAGTACTTATTTAGTATTATCTAAAATTATGTTTTCAGCATCGGACAGCACCGAGGACGTTTACTCTCAGAAATCATCTAGGTATGAAACTTTGGCCATGAATATAGTTAATTCTACTAGATTAAATGTTGATTTAAATGATGATGGAAATAAAAGTCCAATAGAAGCTGATGTTTCTTTTGGTGGGGAGATTAAGAGAAAATGAGTGTTTCATCTATTTTAAATTCACTGCAATTGCAAATCGCTGACACTCTCGGGGCTACTTGGAGAGAATTAGATTATATATATGACTTGGAGGCAAATAACTCCAAAAACATTGATAATCGTTTTGGCGTTGGTACTTTGAGCGGATCATCAGTAAGTGGAGTCAATAAAGCATTAACTATGGACTTCAATTTTTTTGTTGTATTGACAAAAAGTTTCGTTAATAGGTCGAGTGAGGAAAATCAAAGAACTAACCTTTCAGAGATTTATGACCTTTTCGAGCTGATTAATGCTGAAATTTTCCAAAAGAAACTAAATAATGCTAATATTTTATTAGTGAGTGATTTAGAATATAATGATCCGGAAGTGATAGACAGTAATGGAATATCAGTGAAGGTTAATTTTACAATAAAGTATAGAAATCAAACAACGTAACAAGGACGTGAAAAATGGCTATAGGCGTAGTATCAAATGAATCGACAATTGCATTAAAAGAAGAAGTGACTGAGGCTTACAATGCCCCGACAGGCTCAACGGATTACGTTGAGGTTTTGAGCGACTCTTTAGAATTCAATAAAACTAGGGAAGAATTGACTAGGAGTACACTCGGAGGGACTACCGAGCAAGAAGCTTCAAGGGTTGGAGTTGCTGAAGCATCAGGGACTTTAGGCGTTGAGCTTAAGGCAAGTTCTACGGAGGGCGATACTCCACAAAGTTTAGATGTTCTTTTAAAATCTTTATTAGGTGGAAAAAGGCAAATTACCACAGATCAAACAAGCGATAATACAACTCATACAAGTACAGTGATTTATTTTGCCGATACTACAGATTTTAATGTTGGTGATATTGTTCTTGTAAAAGAGGCAGGGGCTTTTGAGTGTAGGCCGATTGCATCAGTCGAAACAAATACAAGCATCACATTAGCTTTTCCACTAGAAGGAGGAGCGCCGTCAAATAGCGTTGTTGTTGGTCAGGTTACTATGTATTACTCAGATACAGCAAACGCGATAAAATTTAGCGCCGAGCATAATATGGGATCTGGAGCAATTAAGCAAAAAGTTAGAGGTTTAAGAACTACAAGCGGAAATATTGAAGGTTGGACAGTAGGACAATTACCGCAAATGTCTTTTGGATTACAAGGTTTAGATATTGTAAGAGTTGACGAGGACGCAAGTTTTTCTCCGGACTTTTCAGCGGACGGATTACCTCCAGTTACTCTTTCAGCTTGTGTCTGGTTAAGTGGATCAAAGTTAGCTTATACAGAGGCAAGTTTATCAATCGAGAATACTGTTAATTACATTCAAGATGCTTGCGATGCTGATGGCCGTATTTCTTCAAGAATTACAGATCAAAATACAACTTTTAGTTTTAACCCTTATTTACTAGACAATGATACAACTGCGACTTGGGATAAATTTAACTCAAATACAGATGTTTCGGTTTTCGGATATGCTTATAATCCTTCAGGCGTTGCCGGAGAATTTAGCGAGGTTGTTGCTTATTGGTTGCCACAGGGGAAAATTACAGCAACTCCAGTTTCAGACGTTGACGGAATAATTGCAGAATCAGTAGAAATAAAGTGTCATAAAAATCTTGGATCTGATTCAGTATTTTTAGGATTTATCTAAAAAAATAATTCTACTCCTCAAAGTAGATCTATAAAAATTCCTTTTGGCCTCGATAAACTAGAAATTTGTCGGGGCTTTCTTTTTTATGTAGGATCTTTAAAAGGAGAATTTATGGCTAAAATATTGAGGTTATCAGACAGGATCAAGTTGACTATTGGTGATGTAGTTTTCACAATTGCACCATTAAACCACTTTCAGAAAATAGAGCTTTCGAATTGCACTACAATCAGAAATGGAGAAGATCATTATGATCTTTTAAAAGCTCAATCTTTATATTTGAAATTTGCAGTAAAAAATGTTGAGGGGCTAGAATGTTTTGACGGCGAGGAATATAAACTCGAGTTTCAAAATGATGAATTGACAGATAATTGCGTTAGCGAGCTTTTAAGTTTAGAGCAAAGAGGCAAATTAACGACGGCAGCTTGGCAGTTATTAAGCGGAATTCAAGAATTATCAGATCCTATTACTGGAGAGAAATTAAATGGCGTTTCTTTAGAGGTTGTTTCTAAGGGAAAGTAATAACCTCGACAGGTACGAAATGCACAGTCGTAATGTACCTAATCGAGTGTATTAAGTCTATTTCTTCACTATCTGACAAAGACTATGCGGAAATTTGCAGCACGTTTATAACGCTTACAGAGCCTAAGTATAGATGTACAGATTGCAAGAAAAAATACAGCTCAGATAAAGTTAAATGGCCTAAACATAGAGAGCACATGGCTTGCAATTACTATGCGTCAAAATCTCGACACTTTTATTTACCTAGTGCAAATAACACAGGGAATCCAAGAATTAACTATAAAAAGTGTATAGGTAACGAGTATAATGGTTTTTGGGCTAGTCTTATTAATTATTTCCCTAAATATGACAAAGGCCTCTTACCTTTTGATGGTTCAATAATGGATCAACCGGCTAAATTTGTAGAAGCCATGGGATTAGTGCATAATTTAATAATAGAAAAAGACAACGAGCGCGAACAAAAAGCGAGAAAAAATGGCAGAAAATAAGGTAAGTGTTGAAATAACTATCGAGGAAAAAGAAGCGCTCAAAGCTTTAAAAAACCTCTCCAAAGGCGTTGAAAGCTTTTCAAAAGATACAGCAGATACAGTCAAAAAATCAGATCAAGCCTTTTCTAGTTTTAAGGGAAATTTAGCGGCACTTGCAACAAGTGGAGCAATCAAAGCGATCGGAGCAGGTTTAGCAAATCTTGCAATTGGATCTTTTGAGGCTGCAGCGGCAACTGAAAAAATAAAAACACAATTAGAAGTATTAACCGGATCACAAGAAAAGGCAGCAAATCTTTACGCTGAATTAACGGCCTACAGTGCCGGAACTCCTTTTCAATTACAAGGGATCTCAGAGGCGGCGGCACAGTTAGTGTCTTTTGGTTTTGAAGCTAATACTGTAAATGAAAGGATCCAAAAAATCGGCGAGGTAGCTGCCGGATCAAGTTCAGACTTAAAAGAAGTAGCTTTAATTTACGGACAAGTTTCAGCAGCCGGAAAATTAACCGGTGAAAGATTATTACAATTTCAAGAAAGAGCTATTCCAATAGGGCCAGCACTAGCGAAATCTTTAGGCGTTGCGGAATCAAAAGTTAAAGATCTAGTATCATCTGGCGTTGTTGGTTTTGATGAATTCGAAACAGCCTTTAATTCACTATCTGAAGCCGGTGGGATATTCGAGGGAGCAGTCGGGAAGCAAGCAAAAACTTTAAACGGAGCAATCTCAACATTAAAAGATAATTTCTTTTTATTACAATCAGAAATTGGAAGCGCCTTTTCTCCAAGTTTAATAAATGGAGCGACAGTAATAACGGAATCTCTTCAAGAATTAACAAAAGTTTTAGTTGATAACAAGGACACGTTAACAGCCGGAATAGGATTTATTGCCGATTACATTGGAGTATATTCCAGAATGGCCGGATCATTAGCGGAAATAGAAACTCCACTGCAAACAATAGACAAACAAATTGCAAGCTTTATAGATAAACAGCAAGCGGCAGCAAAGGGAGCTGAAGAGGCAACTAAATCTCTGGGTGGCTTTCTAGGTATATTTGATAAAGACGCAAATTTCACAATAAAACAAGCCGGAATAAATATTGAAGTATTAGAGGGTAAAATTAAATCATTGCTAGAACAAAGGAAAAAGATAGCAAGTGAAAGTACTCCAGATAAATCTGACGAGGAAGATCCAAGGCTTAAAAGAATAAGGCTAGCAAATGAACAAATATTAGCGGAAAGGCTTTCGTTTCAATCTCAATTAGACACTTTAAATGCAGATCAAAGAGCAAAAGAAGAGGAATTAACAATTGCTGATATTGATCTAGGAAGTGAACAGAGAATAGAAGCTCTAAATAGATTACAAGTTTTTAATGATTCTAAAGCAGATATAGAGTTAAAATCAGCACTTGAAAAGAATAAAGGAATTTTTGATCTTGAATCAAGATCTTTGGCAGATCAAGCAGCCTTTGCGAAAAACGAAATTGCAATAACTCAAAATAGATCAAAAACAAAACAACAAATAAGAGCTTTGGAGATAAGGGACGAACAAGCATTTTTTGCAAGTGCAATATCTTTATCAAATAATAAAAATAAAGAATTAGCGGCAATTGGAAAAGCAGCCGGAATTTTACAAATTGCAATCGCAACACCTCCGGCAATCGCATCATCATTTAATTTTGGTTCGAGAATCGGTGGGCCTGTACTCGGTGGTATTTTTGCAGGAATCGCAGCGACAGCACAGGCAGCGCAAGCGGCACAAATGGCATCATTCGCGACGGGTGGTGTTGTTGGTGGTTTTTCTGGAGCTACTCTTGGAAATGATGATACGACGGTTAACGCTAGAAATGGAGAAATGTTTTTAAACGCCTCTCAACAAAGAACTTTGTTTGATCTTGCTAACTCTAAAGGTGGGGGATCTAATAACTCTGGGCTAGCAGAATCAATAAGCGAATTGGCAAATAGACCGATCGTAATTGAAATTGATTCAAGGGAAATAGCGGTCGCAATGAGAGAACAACAAAAAGAAGGATTTACAGCATGATAAAATTTCTAGCAAATAACTTTGTGGATTCGGCACTTATTACCGCTACAAGTGAGAACGCTCAATATCCAATTTCAAATATAAATGATGATAGAAGAACTAAAACGTATAGATCTTTAAGTGATAGTGATAGCTTAATCTTTGATCTAGGCATGATCGAAGCAGTGGATTCATTCGCAATTGTTTCTAACTGGCAAAATGGTTTTGGTGTAACTTCATTAACTTTAGAGGCTAATGGAAGTACAGATTTTACGAGTCCGGCCTTCACAACAACAATTGAACTAGATTCTACTTATGGAATAGGTATAAAAGAATTTACAGAACAAAGTTATAGATATTGGAGATTAGTCTGTACTTCGACTTTAGGATATTGCGAGCTCGCGAATATGTTTATTGGAAAATCTGATAAAATATTAACTAATGGCGTGGGCTACAATTGGGCTTTCACCAATAAAGATCTTAAAAATGTATCGACGAATAGATATGGCCAAGAGTTTATTGACTATAAAACGACTAGAAAAGAACTAACAAACGTCACTTATTCAATAATGGACTCAACGGAAATGGATATTTTACAAAATGCTTACGATAATGTCACAACAGTTAAGCCTTGTTTTATTTACTTCCCTCTTGAGGTTGATGGAATTGTATCAAATGATAATAGGTATAATGGTATGTATAGATTTATTTCGCCATTATTAGTTGAAAATGTTAATTCCGGATATTTTAACACTTCACTAGCATTAAGAGAGTGCAAATAATGAGTGTTTTTGTATCAGAATCATTAAAAACAACATTAAAGCAAGAAATTGAATTCGTACCATATAGAAACTGTACGATCTCAGCAATAAAAATAAAAATATCAATGATTGGAGCTCCACTTGGGACATTTACCCTATCTTTTAAAAAAGGTGATAACGTAATTGCATCGAAATCATTTACAAGTGCAGATATTAAGAGCGATCTGTCAACTACAGACAATAATGCTTGGATATGGAAAGCGTTAAATTTTAATGATTTTACGATTAAGGCCGGATTATATACACTAGAACTAACAGCAGCGGATTACACTCAAAGCGAATCAAATCAGATCGGTTGGATAAGAGACTATGAAAGCGTTTTTAATGAAAGATCAGAAATATCACAAGAAAGATTAGAAACTCCATTTTGCTTTAGAATATATGAACTTTTAAGACAGGACTTAATAAAATGACAACTAGAATACTAAATTTTTCAGATGGTTTTTCAAGCGTATCTCCTCCGGTTGGATCTGACTTGCCAAGTGTTTCCATAAGAACACTCCAGACAATAACAGAATCGGGAACTATAGAAATGTTTGCTGACAACTCTCAACTGTTTAAACTTGCCGGATCTGGAGGGCCAGTAATTTGCTCTCTAACGCCTTTTGATTCTAACGCGAACAATGGAGCATTAATAATTTTACAAGGGACTAGCGACACGAACACAGTAGAAATAAAGCACAATGATGCTCAATACGGTTGTGTTTTAAATGGTGATGCAATTCTTGGAGAGTACGACAAATTAACATTAACTTATGATTCATCAATTGAAAGATATGTTGAATCAAGTAGGAATTTTTAATATGAAACAATTAATAATCGTAATAGGTTTTTTATTCTTGATTAATATATGCTTTGGAGCTGATACGGTTTTAAATGCTGAAAAAATAACATCAAAAAAATCTAATCAAAATATAGAAATTGCTCCGACAGGGACAGGATCAGTAATTTTAAAAGATTATTCTGGGCTTTTATCAGCATCAACCGGAACGATTTCGCAAATAGCTGACGGAACGGAAGGGCAAGTCTTATCAATTGTCGGAGGATCTAAAGCATGGGCCACAGCCGGAGCAACAAACGACAAATACGAATACAAAGTATATTCGGGAGCGAATTTTTCAACAACAGGACAAATAACAGCATTAACTTTTACCGGATTGAATACAAGCAAATTTTACACAATAACTTATTCAGTCCATTTTTTACAAACAAGTTTCACAACAACAATAAGAAAAAAGGCAAAAGTTGCACTTTTAACAGCGTTGGGAGCTGAGATAACTGGAAGTGCTACGGAGTTCGACATAAGTCAGCAAGATAACTTTCAAATGACTTTGGTTAAGTCATTCACATTTAAACCGGCCGTGACTCAGGTTTCAGTCAGTCTAATCTCGAAAACAAATGTTGAAATTGTCGGATCAAGAGCTCACGCAACTATAATTGAGCACAATTCAATGGAAGTAACAACGGACTTTTAAGGGATAAAAAATGGAAAATAAAGATTTAGCATCAAATATATTCAAGGGAATTGCATCGATATTAATGGCGGTATGCCTTTTTATTTTAAGCAGTTTTGGAAATTCCCTAGATCACATGCAATTTAGTGTCAATAAATTAAATATTTCATTAGCATCAATGAGCGAGAAACTAATATCACATACTTTTAGATATAATTTACTGGATCAAAAAATAAGAATTTTAGAGATAAAACAAGATGAAAGATTGATAGATAGATGGACTAAAACAGATCATAATCGCTTTGAATTAAAAATTAAAGAAGAATTAGAAAGATTGAAGTTAGATATAAAACAAAAAAACAAAATAAGGTAAAAATGGCGACTTTTGAAAGTTTATCAAAAAACACTATAAAGAATGATATTATCCTTTGTCATGTTGAGCCCAAACAAAGGTTAGTTTCTTTTGATCTTGTTAGTGGAGCTATATATAAAAAAACAGTGTCTCATTTTGTTTCTACAGTGTCTCAAAATGGAGTTAATCTAGCAGAATACGAAAATGAAACATTGATTCCAGGAACGTACTTCTATAATCCTAATACCAATGAATTATTTGTCAGAATGAGCGACGATTCAGAGCCAAAAACAAACAGAGTCATTTTATCTTATAGAATGTTTTACTCCACAGCATCGATTGACTTGCCTAATGATTTAGAAAACGGATCGGAAGTTAATTATGACGGACGTTTAAAATCGAACTCTCCAATAAAAAAAGAATTGGACGAGGAGCAAGTCGGAATTGTTGTTGAGGCTAATACAACATTGACACTTGAGAACACTGATTATTATTTTGATAGGATATTCGATGTTTTAGTCTGGGAAAATGCAGTCGTAAAATTGTGGGTATGGAACGAAAAACTTCCAATGAGTGAAAAAAGAAAGATCTTCGAGGGTACAGTTAAAAATAAAACTTTTTCAGCTTCAAGAGTAGGTCTAAGGTGTAAAGATTCAACTTATACGCTTAGAGTAAATGTTCAATCTGAAAACTTTTCATCAGATGATGGGAGCGTTGCAGATAATTATCTAAACAAACCGAAGCGCAAAATATTCGGAAGAGTAAAGCAACTACAGTGTACTCCAGTAGATAATATTTTAGATGGCTATCCCTTAACTGGTACTATAACAGCCTTCAACACTGGAGATCCAGAGGCTATAGGAATAGGAACTAATTTTTTATTAGAAGCCTCTCAAGGTGACGAGATAATTCTAAATAAAAACGGAGTCGAATACAGGGCAACAATAGAAAATGTTACTGATAACGAAACTTTAGTTTTAGATGATAATTTTCCGGTATCTTTTCAAAATGAATCCTTAACTTTAAAACCTAGAATCGATTACAGAAAAAAGAATCGGAATTGGCATATTGCTGGCCACAAACTGACCGAGCCTTCAACAACAATTACAGAAATATTACAAAATAATAGGTTTAATGTTGCAGATCCATCGCAATTTGTTGCGACAGATAGAATAAATGTAAATGGCCTAGAAAGTAGAATATTGAGAGTCAGTGGAAGCACTATTGTCCTTAGATCTAACTTGCAAGGAAGCAAACCAGAAATCGGCGATGTTGTTACGAAGAATTCAGTCTCACAAGTTTTTATTGATGGCGTTGAGGCTTTCACTCCAAGAGACTATACAGTTTCGAACACTGACACTAATGCGATCCTGAACATATCAGAAGATTTTGAAAAAAATGTTGCTCCAATAATACCTTTTGAATCTAGCTTGATTTTCACATCGGGATCAAATGTAATTGGAGTTTTTTCTGGAGATCCTACAGGCGAAATAAGTGCTAGGGATTGGATTCAATCTCCAGACGAGGGGAATCCAGATTTTTATGAAGTTCTTTCAGTTACAGAAACGGAAGTTAGAATAAGAGAAAATTATCCATCTAGTTCAATAACTGGAGTAGGTAAATATAAAAATCCGAACATAATCAAGGACGGATCAATTGTAACTGTAAATTGTCTAGGCATGGAAAAAAACGGAACTTGGATAAAAACAGCTCCAGAGGCAATAAAAGAATTGATTTCTAGTGATGCAGGATTAACAAATATAAATGAGCAATCTTTTATAGATGCCTCTTTAGATGCTCCGGCTCTTTGTTCTATAGCACTTCCAAGAAGAATAGGACAAGACAACAGCACAATAAAGAAAGCCATTGAATTGCTCAATATAAGCGTTTTAGGCTCACTAATAATGGATAGCAATTACGATTTTAAATATTTTGCCTTAACAAGTGATATTCCCACAGGACTTGAAGCAATAAAGGACGATGATTTAAGGGGAGATCCTGTCATTGATTCGAAAAACGAAATTGTTAAGTCAATTCACGCTAAATATAGATACTTTGTTGATAAATTCACAGCAAGTGAAAGTTTTGAGTTATACGAATTCGATAATCAGTTTGTCAGTGATATGATAGGCGTTATTTCTAGTCGAGAAATTGATATTCATTTATTTAATAGTGTTGATGTTGAGGAAATAGCAGAAAGATATTCTCTTTATAACTCGCTAAGTCAATCAACGGTTAAAATCAAAGGTGGTCAGGACTTGGCATTGAAAGAATTGAACAGTAAAATTTATCTAAAGCTAGACAGATTATATGATCGTTTTGGAAATGGAGATAATCAAAAAATAGGGATTATTAACAAGATAACAAATAATTTAGAAAATGTTACTTTGGAGATAAACGACTTGGGAAATTCTTTTAATAGAGTTGCAGTAATTTGCGAAGATGATGCAAGCGATTATTCAATTGCAACAAATGAAGAAAAAATAATAAATTCATATATAGTTGATGATGATGCGCTCACTCCAGATGTTAGCGATGATTCACAAATATATAACAACTTAATAGGATAAAACATGGCCTTTGAATCGATTCCAGATAGTTTAATCAGTGTAGGAAAAGCAGTAAAGAAAAGACTTTTTCAAATAACTAAAGATAATTTTGACGATCACGAAACAAGAATAAATGGCCTTGAAGGTGGGGCCGGAAAAGTCGAGGTTTTTAACTTTGAGTTAATGGGTTATATCAATGACTATCTAGCCGAGGAGCTAGTACAAGTCGGAACTTTTAGAGCGCCATCAGATCTTATCTTAACAGAATGTAAAATAACATTACTAAATGGATCATCAAGTCCAACGTCAACCGCTGACGGAGCTTTAAAAATAGATCTTCAAAAATCAACAGATAACGGCGTTAACTGGTTCACTCTTTTGGCAATTCAACCGGAAATCGCTGACGGAACAAATGCCACAGGATCGGAATCTCCAAACGTAACCTTTTTAACTGGAGGCGAGGACGTTCTCCAAGATGAATTGTTAAGAGTTAATATAACATCGAAGAAAGACACTCAAGGTTCTTTTTTAATTACAGTTTATGGCGACATAGCTTAAAGGAAATATCATGGCCGGAAATTTTTATTTACCATCTAAACCATCTTCACTAGTTCAACATACAATTAGTACATCAGGAACTTACACTTGGACAGCTCCGGACGCTACAGGACTAGGCGATCCATACGCAATAACTATGGACGCATGGGGCGGCGGCGGTGGTGGTTCTTTTGATAATGTTGCCGGTTTTGGTGGCGGCGGTGGCGGCGGTGGCGCTTACTTTAAAGCAAGTATTACAGTCGTACCCACTCAAACATATACTATAAAAGTTGGATCTGGAGGGACTGAGGAAGTTCCAGGGACTTACTCAGGGATAGAAATCGGGACAGGTTACGCAAGAGCAGGGGGAGGCGTTAACGGAACGACTACAGCCGGAGGCGCTGCCGGAGCTTTTACAACTGCAAATGATACAAATATTACAGTCGTAACTACAGGATCAATAAGCGGTGGGGCCGGTGGAAAAAATGCCAATGGTGGAAATGTTGCCGCGATCCTTGATGAATCAGGCGGTACCGGTGGATTATGGAGTGCCGGTGGTGGTGGTGGTGGTGCATCGGCAAGCGCTGACGGTGGCTCGGGCTTTGGCGGCGGTGGTGGTGGCGGTGGCTATCTAACCGGTGGCCAAGTAGTTTCAAGCGTTGCCGGATCGGGTGGGCGTGGGCACTTAACTTTTAATTTTCTTGTAACAGCTACAGGAGCAGAGGGATCGGAACCGGCTTAATATGAACTTACACTTTAAACACAAAGAAGATGAAAAAATGTTTTTGACACTTCATTTAACATTAATAATGATTTATGCGGATCTGGCGAATTATGCAAAAGAAAAACATGATATTGATATTGTTATCACTAGCACAGTTTCAAATAATAAAATTGATAAGAAATTAAATCGTGTATCTGATGCTCACCAATTGCATATTGCACTAGATTGGAGAACAAAAGGAATAGATCCTTTTATTGTTTCAGACATAATAAATTATATTAATTCAAAAGAAGAATATAAAAAATATCATTATTTATCAAATAGCGGAGTTAAAAGGCTCGCTTTTTGGCATACTAACGGAAATGGGCCGCATTGCCATTTACAAATACATAAAAAATACGGAATATTAAAGAAGAAAAAGAAAAGGCTTGCTTTTTTTCACTAGGGGCAAGCCTCGTTCTCTCCATAGTCGGAGTCCAAGGACGGACTTCGACACTTTAAACTATAATCATTAAAATTTAAAGTTCATTTTCTAAATATTGTTTTATTATTTTTATTGCGTTTGTACTTCCAACAACAACGGCAGCATAATGACCTTGATCGTTCATAAATTCTATGAATTCTTTTTGTTCTTTTGTTGGTTTGCCTTTGCTTGCTTTTAATTCTATCCAAAGGCCATAATATTTCCCATTATTCCAAGGGAGGCAAATGTCAGAAATGCCTTTTTTATTTCCGGATCTCTTGGCTTTTTTTGCTTGCCCTATCGTTAACCTAATACCGTTTAAAGTTGAAAACATGAAATTCAATTGGGGGTATTTCCCTTTCATAAATTTAGACCATTCGAAAATAATACATTGCTCTTCGTGTTCACTGTTCATTGATGATGCTCCATTAATTCTTTTTTATTATAAGCATTATGAAGCATGAAAATCATATTATTTATAAAATTTTGGGGAGGTTTATTTCCTGTTTTTTCGATATATGCGTAACAAATTATTGAAACCTCTTTTGATATAAACTCAGTTAATTTCTGATTATCCGGTTCTTTTTCCGGTTTTGGGGGAAATGTATAAAGTTCGGGATCTTTCATATAACAAGTGTATCTAATAATTATATCGATACAAGTCGAAACATATCAAAAGTCTATTAAACTAAAGAAAATAATAATGTTAATGTATATATATATTACAACCGATAAGTCTCTATAACAAAAGGGGGCTATTAT